AACCGCCAACACCCGCTGCAAAGTATTCCCCACCTTGATTGGTCTCCCACCTGCCTTTTGCCTTACTATCTTCTCTTAGTCTAACATCTCCAAAGATCTGTTTATACTCCGCACTGTCAATTAAGTTTCTTACCTTTGCACCAAACCTTCCTGAAAGTTCTGCGTTGTGAGATACTTGCATAATTTTCATCTTAGGATTCTTTCCAATCATCCAAGCAGGAAAGTATATGGATGCAAATTCTGATTTAGTATGACGGGGTGGCATATTTACAATGAGCCTCCCTTTTTTATTTTTTGATATGTTAGTAAACTCGTGAGCAATATGTTGATGATGGCCCCACTTATCAGGATCCCTATCAGTTCTACAAATAAAATCTGGCCAAACATTCTTTACAAAATACAAGAAGTTATCTTGGCATAATTTTATATGTTTTAACCATACTTTTTCGAGCCTCTCTCGTAATTGATCGGTGGTCAATAAATCTGTATCAGTCATCTATATTTACTATACTCTCGGGTCCCCTTAAAAGCTACCCCCTAATTCTACAGGGCCATACTACTTGTATCTGTCATAGCAAGTAAAGGTAAAGTTAGTAAACTATTAGAAAAAAAAACGTAAAAAATAACAAAATAAAAATTTCTATTTTTGGAAATCGACTGGTACCTCTATAGGGTGTCCAGGCCCGAGGGCCTGGACTAGGGAAACTTTAAGCGCTAGCGTTTAGCTTAGCTTTACCAATAGCAATTGAACGCTTGACATCTTGTATAAAGTTATCGAATGCGTATTGTTTAAAGATGGCCCACGCTTCACGTGCATCGCATGGCGTGCCTATTGTCGATGCCATCAGCTTGCACTTCTCATCATGATCTAAGTTAAACACTGCATGGCATAACTCATGAAGTGTAACATGAAGCAGATAATTATGGCCTCGGCTGATTGCTTTTTCAGTGATCCATATATTTAATCGACCGCCCACACCTAAAACATTCTCATGTCCTTTAGCTGGTGTACCTATTCGAACGTTTATTCTAGGTAAATCTATTCTTTGTCTTTTAGCTTCATATAAGATGTCGATTACTTTACGTCTTAAAACATAAGTTAAATCATTCATTTGATTATTATTTATATATTTTGTTTTCATTTTATTTTCCCTTTTTGTTAGTTTGTACATGCTGTTAATCTATCCCATCTAAATAAGATAAGCAAGTACATTAGTGTCGCACCCTGCTACAACCTCAGGTTGTAGCAAGGTCCAAACCCTTTAAGCTTTTTTTTCTTTGTCCTCCTCGGCTAATGTTTTAACAAGATTCAATTCGCATTCCATCTCAAATAATTTTTTTGAAAAATAGAAGTAATCGCCTACTGTTAAATTTTTAGGCCTTGCAAACTGTATACGTACTGGACCATCACCCACGGTGATGAAGTCAACGTCTTTAAAGTCCGCTGGGTTGTATTTTTTATTATTCATTTTGTTTTCCCTTTTGTTAGTTATTTGTTTCACGTGAAACATATAACCCTTATATCCCATCTAGATAAGATAGTCAAGTACTATATTGTCGCACCTACATTAGAATCATTCTAAGCTAGTAGAACAATAACAGCCAGGAATGCTAATAACGGTATAGGATAGAATACCAGTATCCGCACCAGGAAGGCCAAAAAACCATCCATTATAAACCCGCCTTTTTAAATTTCTTTTTGCCGTAGGTTTTCACCTTCTCAACTATCACGGCTGGCGTGTCCAGCTTATAACATAATAAACAATCTTTACATTTTTGGCCCGTACAGTTTTGCCGGTCCTGATGCTGCGACTCAGGGACGGTAGAAAATGTTTTGTCAAAGTATGGCGGGATCTTATCCAATATATGATTGATCCGGGGCGTTGAATAAATCAAAATAAAATTTTTAGGCTTATCATTTTTTTTGAAATATTTTGCAACTATGTCATATCTTTTGGTCCACAGGCTGAAATTACAGTGCGGGTTTTTAATCGCAATGTTTACATAATTAATTAAATTAATTTCATTAATTAATTCACCATGAGCGTTGAAGCGAAAAAATGCGCTGTTGATTACTGGCAGCCCATCAGGATGAAGGACCCGATCAGCCAGCAGCTCAGTATTCCGCTGCAGGGCTGGCGCCATGTTTTTTCTAAATGTTTTTAGCATCTCATTCGAATAACAGAACGTACAAATATTATTCGGATCTTGTTTATTATAATTTTTATTACAATAAACATTCGTTACCGTATTGGTGCTGATGGCTTGAAAGCCCTCCAGCTTTCCGGTCATTTTTGATATATGAATCATGAGCCGTTCCCTTCATATATTTCTTTAAGGTCCTGAAGGTCGGCACCATCATCGCAAAAATCTGAACGACTCAGCCCCAGGCCAGCCGCTGCCGCTGCTTCATCTAATTCTTTAGGCGTAAGCTTATCAATCACACTTGTATCAATTGCTTTTTTAAACCCGAATGGGTCATTGTTTTTTTTTGTCATTTTTATTTCCTTTTTGTTAGTTACTATCCCATTAGCATAAGATGCATGCAGCTGTCAAACAAATAATTAATTATTTTTATTCTTTATATATAGAGCCTGGCCCCTGGTCCTGAAGAGATCTAAAAAAAAATAAAGGGAAATCAATAAGGCGAAAAATTCCCACATACAATCTCAAAGTTTACACGCATATAAAGGTAAATACGAAAACGAAAAAACCTCACATGCAATCTCAAAGTTTACGCATGTATAAAGGTAAATACGAAAACGAAGAAAGCCCACATGCAATCTCAAAGTTTACGCACAACGAAGTTGTGCGTAAAGAAAAAGCGTGAAGCATGGTTATTGCGTCAAGAATTTTAAAGCGTCAATCAATTTTAAAGATGAGTAGGCAAGGACAATGGTTCTCGGCTCACGAACCACGAATATTTGGTATTCTAGGAGTGCTCTTTGCGAGAGGTTCTCTCGCAAGATAAATGATTGTCCACCATTTTTATAATGGGTTAAATGCCAGTTAATTTGGTACTTTGATAAACCAATATTCTTGACATCATTTGACTTGAGCTCAATCCAAATACTTTTGTTATTTATCAACCAATAAACATCTGGAATTCCATTAATTGTGCTTGATTCTATACGAAATAATTGACCTTTTAATTTAAGTAATTTTATTCTTTTCCAAAGATTACTTTCTGATTTTTTCATTATGTTATTAGGTCAATAACATAAAAAAAGAGGCAACTCCAGTCTCCCTTTGTTGCCTCTCTAATCAAAATAATTGGTTGTCGGTGTATCCCAATTATAAAGAATTTTTTAAGCTCTATTCATTACTCTCAATGACAATGTAATACCACCAAGAGATAATAAGAAGCCAGTCCAAGCGTCAAAACTAAATAAAATTATGACACCCAAAAAGGCTATTGTAAAGCTAATTAATATTAAGAATATATGAAGTGCAATATCCATTATTTGACTATCTTTGTTTTAAGTTCAACGCTTTCACCCTCAACAATATATTTTTTATATAAATGTGGGTGTTGTTCTTTGAAAGATTTAACATCAAATCTAGTTGTGCCTTTTTTGGCAATCTCTATATAATAAGATTTAGATTTATATTTGTTAATTATAGAACCACCAAGACTATCAACAATTTGTAGAGCTTCTTCTTTTACATCTACCCAAGTTTTATTAAATAGTTTTCTTTGATCGTTTAACTCACACGCTTTGAATAATTTTACATTTTCAATAGGTGAAAGTGTTTTTGTTTTTTTTAATTGTACTACTTTTTGTGTTGTCATTTGATTTACCTCTTTGTTAAGTTGTTTTTTTATGTTTAACACTCCCCCAATTTAATGGGATATAATGAGAAGTCAAGAACTATTTTAAATTATTTAAGTCTTTTTTAGACAAAGTAATTGTTTTATGATTATGTACGCAACTAAAGGAAATATTGTCATCAATGAATAAATCAACATCACTATTATAAAGTGATTTAATTCTTTTAAGTATTACTGGGCTATCACTCATAAACTCATTTGTTCCATCATAGGCTTCAACAAGTTCGTAATCATGTAATAAACATGAGTAACTATCTTCTTCCAATTTAATTAAAACCACTACATCTTGTGGTTTAACTTCTATTGTAATCCACTTATAGTATTCCCAAACATGAATAGATTGATTTTTATTATTTCTAAAAACAGTTAAATCGTTGAAGCTCCATTTTTGAGGTGTGAGAGTAATCATTTTTAAAATTAGTTATTGCCCTATGCTAAAAAACACAGGGCAATTTGATTGTTTAATTACTTGGTAATTCCTTTAAAGTATTGTGTGGAATTGTCATATTAATAGAGCTCTTTTTAGCTATTAGTGAAATATGTTTTAAAACTTCACTTCCAATCATATCACTATGTAATAAGTCGGTAGCTTCCTCTAGTTTATCATCAAGTGTTTTAAGTTCTTGACCCTTTTTAGAGTTATAAAAAGCTGTCTCTGTTTCCTCTTTGCATTTATCTTTGAGATAATTGTCAAGTGCATAAGTAAGACTCATGGTATTCGTGTCAGCATATTTATCAAATGTTGGAAGTCTATTGTCGTAATCATCTTCCCAACTACGAGTTTGTTTCCAAGAAGTAAGACTATCTTCAATCACACCCCATTTAAGTCTTAATTTTTCTTTTAAACCCATAAGACGCTTCTCATAGTTTAGTTTGTAATCATTATATTCATTTTCAACTTTTTTAAGTTCAACAATATATTTGTCCAAACCTAATCTTTTTTTAAATGGAATATAATTTGATTGTACTTGCTTATTAATTTCCTCTTGATGTTGAGATTTAATAAGTTGTTTTTTTGAAGAAAATTTAGAAGTTAATTTTTGCTCCCAATATTCTCTGTTATCTTTGCTTATTTGTTTATTGCTCATTTTATCATTTCCTTTTTTATTGTTAGTTAATGAGTGCCCTTAATGGCTAGCTTCCAAAGGACACTCCGAGTGTTTTTAGTCATATCTGATAAAAAACACACAAAAATTTTGTTATAATTACCTATCTCTACTTATAGCAAAGTGAGGACAAATCCTATTAATAAAAGTTAGTAAGTGCCAAACAACAATATCATAAGGCAATTCATTAGTTTTACAAAAATCAAAAGAGACATCTTGCCCCTCATAAGTTTTATCAAATGGGGTTTTTGCTTCTCGGTTTAAATAAAAATCCTCAACTCCATTATCTCCAACACCATTGAATTTAATTATGTCATCTGTACTTTGATCTTCGATTAAGTGACCAGCAACTTTTTTGATATAGCTAAATTCCTCTTTGATTTGTTTCCATTCTGTATCTGTAAAGTCGTTGTATTTATGCCAGTAGTTAGTGTAGCCCATTTTATTTTGCTCCTTTTTTAATTGTTAATTTATTCATATCCCACTTAAATAAGATATGTTTAACAATAAGTCAAGGCTTATTTTATGCCCAAAAAGGCAATTAAAATAATGATTATTAATGTGGGTAAGGGGTAAAATACTATTAATCTTACTAAAAAAGCTAAAAAATTATCCATAGCAACAAAGATAATATTAAAAAAAATTAATGCAAGGTTAAACTTTTATTTTTCTAATCGATTGAATTACTGAAGTTGGGATAATTGTAGTATTACCAATATTATCAAATGTTGGCTTTTCTTTTGTTTCAATATAATCAGTAAATATTCTTGTAATACCTTTTGATTGAGATAACAGATATCCTTTTGAAACACATACAGGTAATTTTTGATTTTTTAAATCTTTGGTACTACTCCAACCTGCGTCACCCTCAATATCAAGCCACTTTATTTCAACATAGGGATAATCTAAAATATTATTTCCTAAATTTTTAAAATTAAAATTTAAAATTTTTGTTTTTTGTATTTTTTTAGTTTTCATAATTCCCACATATCACTTCAAAGTTTTGAAAATATTTTCCACATATCACTTCAAAGTTTTCATTTTTTTACTTTAAATTCGTTTTCATAAGTAATGTCTGTTCCATGGTCCTTAAAATTTTTATAAACTCTTTTATTATCCTCTGTAAGAATTGATACAATGCCCACTGATGTTTGTAGATGTTGGTTGTGAATTTCATTAAAGACAACCATAAAATCCCCACCATCAAGTAATTTTTTCTGGCGTAACGTCAATGATATTTTTGGCTTCTCCAATTTTACCTTCAAGTTCGGATAACCGTTTCTCAAGTTGTTCACGACTCATACCCTCCAATCCAACATGGGTTACTTCTTTTTTATCTACA